TTACTGGTAGTTACTTTCCAGCTATCACCATCTTTATCAATCTTTAGTATTTCCTGGTTTAGTAGTAGCTTATCTTTCACTTGTTCGGTAAAGGCATCAGTGATAGCTTGATAACCACCGTGTTTTGGATAATAGAAATACAATTGATGCAAATATCCCTCAGTAGAAATACCAATAGCAGATTTTAACACGTCTTCCATGGGTGGTTTAGGGATTCTAGAAACCCAATCTAAAGAAATATTAGAGGGTTCGCAGTTCCAAATTTTTTTATTGTAAGGTAAGAAATATTTTTCGGAAATAGATTTACCAAAGGTGAAATATGCCCACTCTTCTAGATTTGTCGGCGGCTTGGTATAATCATTAACAATGTAATCTCTAATACATTCGAAACAATCTTCTTTGGGCAAATCAGATAGTCCATTTTCGAATGGGTATTTGATAAATTTTCCTTTGAATAGTATTTTGCTATTTCTTACTTTCTGATGCACGTTGCTACCCAAAATAGACTTCATATATTCTAATACTTTCTTGTTTTTGGAAAATAGAATATGAGGACCCGCTATATCGAAAGTAAAACCATTTTCTTGAAGAGAAGAGCAAAGACCTCCAGCATGGTTATTTTTTTCAAGAATAACTGAATCTTTCTTAAGATTGGCTGCTAAGGATAGTCCGGAAACTCCTCCGCCTAAAATGCATACATCAATCATTTAACATTCCTTATAAATACAATTTCTTAGTTTTTTCTATAAATCTGAAAATACTTTTGTCTGCACGTTGATACTTAGTATTAGCTTCATGGAACTCATTCATGCCTCTGGCTGGTGCCGTAGTAGTTTCTTCATCTGCTCTACATATTTGAGATTTTTGGAATTTTTCCTCAAATTCTTGTTTCGATCTGAATAAATAATGATTGATTTGTATTTTATTACTAGGAGTATGTGTATGATCTAACATGATGCGTTTACGTTGCTCATCTACCGCATAGAACCCATTTTGATAAGTAAACATATGGGCGTTAATAATTTTTCCTCCAGCCTTTATTATATGTGGCATATGGCCTATTACTTTAACTAGGGTATCAACCATTGATAATGTATAGTTTTCCATCACTAAACCAGCTGGTTTTTGTAAATGTCCATTAGAGGAAAATTTGACCCAAGGAACGCACAGCGCACCATATGGTTGATAGTCTTTTAGAATGTTTTTAATATTATCCGATGATTTCGGCACTATAAATTCATCAATATCGATAAAGGCACACCATTCTGATTGTGTCTTAAAATTATCTATATAATGCTGATGTGCTTGTAGCTGTCTACCTGGACCCGGAAAATCTATAACTTCCACAAATCCAGCATCTATATATTTTTTTAAAGTTTCTGTTACTGGAATTTTGCTTAAGTTGTCATAAATATAAAAATGTTCTACTCCCACACAACGATGAAAATTTAACCATTCTTCTAAATATGGAGTTTCATCTTTACAATAAGCACAAATACTTAGTCCATATGTAAAATTATTGTTAGGTGTAGATGTAGCTCCTGGCTGATAGTGAGTTGATACTGTGGGCGAGCTACTCATTCTTAATGATTTGTGAACTACTGGAATTTTAGAATCTAAAAGATGAGAAGAGAAATTACCGGTATTAATAAGTGATGAAAGGTTGTCAACTGTCGATAAATCATGCTCTTTGGTGCAAAACCATAAACGTCGTTTATGAATATCAAAAGATCTATTGTTAGTGGGAGCCCAATCGTAAATATAGCTACCAGAATTTAGTTTAGCTTTATCTATACGTTTAAAGCTCATCCCACACTCTTTAAGTACTCTTTCAATATTTTCCGCAGAGATTTGTGAATTGAAACCATTAAAAGATCCATCATAGGAATTATTCTTATCGGTGTTTACTATAAGACCATAAGGATCAGTAGAGTCCAAAACTGCCGTCTCCAAAATTAGATAATTGCTACAAATACAAACAGTTTTTAAGTGGGTTTCGAAATCTTTGAGATAGCACAATAGCCCAATATCTATAGTTAGGTCGAAAGTTTTTCCATAAAATGGCCATGGTCCATCTAAATCTGCCTTAACAGTTTTGACGCCAGTATATTTTTTAGCTACAATCTTAAGATGATCTTGACGGGCATCAACTGCCGTTACCTCTGAACCTAAACGATGTAAAACTCCACCAATATCACCGTGCCCGCAACCTAAATCTAATACTTTTTTGTGTATGAAATATGGATGACCATAATACTCCACAATAGCCTTGATTTTTTTCTGGTTCCAATCCAAATACGATCCAGTAAACATATGGCTGTCCTTATCTTTCAAATGATGCTAAAAGTTTAGCATATTCGTATGTCCCTGACCAAAGTTCGTCTCAAAATGCTGCAAAAGATTGCACAGGCTCAAGGTGCTCAACCTAATCCTGGTGGCGATCAGACTAATGTTCCTGCTACCAGCAATAATACATCGGTTCCATCCGATCCTTCGCCACCCGCTTCTCAGCTATATCCTATTAGAAATGGATTTGATGCGGCGCGCGTAGTTATTCTGGATGGTTTAGTTAAACAATTAAGTGTGGCGGCTAATGTGGCTACTGGTGGTAAATACAATCTTCAAAATTTAAAAAATGAGAATTTTCAATTCGATCCTAGTGAATTTGCTTCGCCAGATCAGAAAAACCTCATGGTCTTCTTTCAAAAAGTTTTCTTTACCCTATTGAACAGGGGACAAAATTTCAATCAACCAGTTAATGCTGCCCAATTAAATAGTTGGGTCAGCTATCTATTGCAATCTCCAGAATTAGCTAATTTATCTCAAATTAACCCAACGGGTCAAATTGCTCAAAAAGCTCCCGTTTCAGGAAACTTTAAAGATACTATTCGAGAGATGTTAGCACGTTTACAGCCTACAGTCCCAACCCGTAGAGCTTGAGTTATATTCCTGTACATGGCTAACTTCAAATTGAAGGATCGAATTGAGTCCTATCAAGCGACCTCCGACTATAAACTGTTGCCTCGTGTGCCCATTATTATCGTGGTCAATGGGCGAAGTTTTGCCAAATTAACACAATTGTTAGACAAACCTTTCTGTCCTAAATTATCAGAGTGCTTATTGTCTACTACTTTACGTTTGTGCACGGAGATTGAGGGGACTCTATTTGCCTATCAACATAGTGACGAGATTGTGCTGATACTACGTAATGATCAGCACGATACGACAACGCCCTGGTATGATAATCGTATTCAAAAGATTTGCTCCATCAGTGCCTCCCTGGCCACTATGCATTTCAAAGACTGTGCTAACCAGATTAATTTGGATTTATCGGGCGATCCGGTTTTTACCTCACAAGTATTCGCGGTCCCTACTGTTGGGGAGGCAACTAATACTATTGTCTATAAACAACAGCAAAATTTCCATACTTCTATTCAGTTTGCTTGTGTTTATGAACTGATCAAGAAGCACGATAAAAACTCCATCAAAGAAATGCTAAGTGGTCTCACTATGGATGAGAAGATTGATCTCCTCCACCAAGAGTGTCAGATCGATTTCAATCAGTATTCTATTTCTTTTCGACGCGGCTCTATGTGTTATCGTGCCCCCAAAATTATTGATGATACAATGAAAAATAGATGGAAAACTGATGATGCACCTATTTTCACGAAAGATCAATCGTTTTTAAGTAATTTGTTTAAAACAGGTGTTGATATATTTAGAGGTTAAGATGCTTAAATTATGTCCACGATGTGGTATCGAAAGGGATGAAAAAGATTATTCATTTTCGCGTTTTAAAATAAAAAGTGGGTGGTGTAAATTTTGTGTGAAAAATTATAATGACAATTATAAATTGATAAATGCAGATTATGAAAAGAATCGTTACCAACAAAATAAAAGATCATCTTATCATAAAAAATATAGAGATAGCCACAAAGAGGAAATAAAAAGTTATAATCAACAATACTATCAAGAAAATAAGGTTGAACTTAACTCAGCTCATAATGAATATATAAAAGATCTTCGAAATAATGATACTCTCTTTAAATTGAAAGATAACATATCAAAATGTATTAACAGAGCATTGAGAAGAAATTTTTCATCCAAAAACGGCGAATCCAGCTCAGAATATCTTCCATATTCAATTCAAGAATTAAAACAACATCTCGAGAAACAATTCGATCCATGGATGACTTGGAATAATTGGGGCACTTATAATAAAGATAGTTGGAAAGACAGTGATCCTACTACTTGGACTTGGAATATAGATCATATAATTCCACGTTCATTTTTACCCTACGCTTCTATGGAAGATGATAATTTCAAGAAGTGTTGGGCATTAGAAAATCTCAGACCGCTATCGTCAAAGCGCAATGTAATTGAAAATAATAAAAGATCAACTAATTTTTAATATTATCGTCACTTGACGCGTCTGTTTTAATGGATATATTATACGCATAATCGAGCATACAAATACTAAGCCTCTTTAGTTCAAAAGCAGAATTACTGATTTGTATCCAGTAGATGCCGGTGCGATTCCTAGGCAAGAGGCTCCAATAAGCTACTTTAGTCCTCGTAGGAAGACACCAACTTGGTAAGTTGGTATGAGGTGGGTGCAACTCCCACAAGTAGCTCCAAATGCTAACAGATGAAGAGAAAGATGAGTTAGTAGCAAGACTCATTTCTACTGAAAAAGGTAGAAAGTGGTTGGTTAATTTTGCCCGTGAAACCGGCACAATGGATAAACTTAGCGAAGCCATTATCGAATCAATTAAAAACGTTGGAAATAAGCTGATATGATCCAAGGGACAATCTTACTTCGTACGTAAGATGGGTCGGCGCGATACCGACTTTCAGCTCAAACATTTAGGTAAGTATGAATAATTTTCTTTTTGAATTGCACAAACGATCGGCACGAGCTATCTTATGGAATCATAAGGCAAGTATTCAGTATGGCACAACAACTTATGCTGAAGCTGGAATATTTATTGCCCTTTGGTTTGTTTCAAGTTTAATTTTTTGTCTATTTAGTGGTATTATTCTTGGAACAATCTTATTTTCTGCACTTTTAGTAGGTGAAGCGTTTCTCACTAAATATATTTTCAATATAATTAAAAATGGAATTTCCCATTAAAATCTGGACCCAAGTTAGACAAAAGTCTGGCGGTTCTGAAATGATTGTCACTTCTTGCCTTAAAAATGCAGATGGTGCCGAATGGGTTACTTGCAAATGGAAAGATGGTCGAGAGTTTTATATGACCGATTTCCTAGTAGAAAATCTCGAAATAATAGTTTAAGGATTAATATGGACGTAGAGCGAGTTGCCGAAGTTATTCGTAAAGCCAAAGCTATTTTACCGCAAATTAAGAACCCAGATTACAAATCTTTAGCATCTCTTTTGGTGCATACTATGGAAGATAGTCTTAAAGTGATTAAGGAGCAAAACATTCCCTGTCCCCCTGAATTGGAAGATAGGTTGGAACAAGCTTTTGTTGTCATCGAAGAAATGTATAACAAAAATGCCACTAATTAAACATTCTTACAATGGGGTCGACTTAGATTCGACGGGGTAAAAACTCGACGGAATGATACAAACGAAGGAGATTACACCTTTCAAAGTAATCAACGTTTGAATGCCAACGATAACGGCTTCGCAATGGCAGCTTAATCGCTCCATTTGTCCCAAGATGAGATTGTCTTGGTAATCAAGGGGCATTAACCACTAAGACTGGATTATGTAGTATGGCTACGGACTATATAATTAAGATAACAGTAGATGATTCGCTTGAATGAGTATCAAGCTTTGTTGTTAATAACTAAGCAAATTAACTAAGTTTGTGAATGAATTTCGTTGATGACGTACCTCGGACTCGCGGGGCAGTGCCGCGACGACTCCACCAAAATATTGAACGTTTCCACCACAACTGATATATAGTTATGTATGGAACCACCGATAAAACTTAGTTGTGCAAATTGTGGTAAAAAATTTGATAAGATAGCCAAAGAATATCGTCGCCAACTAAAAAAGGGTAACACGAGATTTTTCTGTTCTCTTAACTGTTCTGCTATCAAAAACAATGAAGAAAATCCGAGACCCGGTAATCTTAAAAACCTTAGACCAAGTAAGAAAGATGAATATACACCATTTAGATGGTTTGTTCTACGAGCCAGATATAGAGATGGTAAAAAACACTACGGTTGCGATATTACTGCCGAATATATTAAAGATTTGTGGGAGAAACAAAAAGGTATTTGTCCCATTACTGGATGGAATTTGATATTACCAGATGGAACTGATAAGGCTTGGAAAAATGCTAGTCCAGCTAATGCTAGTTTGGATAGAATAGACAATACCAAAGGTTACATACAAGGCAATGTCCGTTTTGTAGCGGTTATGGCAAATCTTGCACGTCAAATTTTTACTGATGAACAACTTATAGATTTTTGTCAGTCAGTTGTGAGCGCCCACCCCAACAACTAATATCTTGATATAGGTATCATCATGAAGGACTATCTGTAGATTAAAACTCGTGCGCCTCCTTAACAGCCAAATCATCAACTGTTACTTTGTTTTTGATTTTTAAGGAGATACTTCAATGGATAATGCACTAAAGAATAGTAATACTAAATTTGTTTTGATTGGCAAAATTAATGGCTTGGCGGATCAGTCCAAGAAAGCCAGAATTCATATTAAAAAAGCTAAAACCGAGCAAAGGGTTTGGAAATTAGCTTATCGTAAGCATGTTGTGGGAATTGATATTCGCCATCACCTATTGGCATATGCCTTTCTGCGTGGCAAGCCGTATCGCAAGGTAGAAGCTAAATGTAGTGAATTCAACAAGCCCTATCCCTATTTAATCTTTAAAGTTATTGAGCAGCACGCACCGTATTATGTTTCGTACCAGTTTAGAGAGAGCGGCGTTGGCGTTAGAAACTACCAACCTACCCTGAATGACGTTCAAGGTTGGCTCAGTGGTTTGGAGGGTCTTTAACACATGCCCTAGCTTGAACTCATCCGAGACATGCAACAGTGTCCCCAAACCGAAACGCAATCTGTTTATCAGCATGGTCTCTCTGTTAAAGAGCATATTTTCCAGGTGATTAGCTATCTGGAAACTGGATACATCTCTGGTGCGTGGCGATTGCCCCAATGGCTTATTGAATATCGCACACAGATTCTTGATAAACTTCTCCCCAAAGAAATTATTGAAGAATACGCAATTTTTCATGATTGTGGAAAACCTTATTGCCTTATTTTTGATGAAAATGGGAAAAGGCATTTTCCTAATCATGCCGAAAAATCTTATCATACCTGGCTTTCTATTGGGGGTTCTGAACAAGCTGCAAAATTGATGAGAATGGATATGATGATTCATACAATAAAGTCTTCTAATATTGATGACTTTATTACGCATCCTGAAGCGATTACTCTACTAATTGCCGGGCTGGCTGAAATTCACTCCAATGCCAAGATGTTCGGCGGAATCGAATCTGATTCTTTCAAAATTAAGTGGAATCAAATTAACAAACGTGGTCATGCTATTTGTCAGAAATTATTCAAACAAGGAAACTAATATGTGTTTATAGAACGAAAAACTGTATATTATCGTAAGAAAAGATTTAACCCCAGGAGCTAAACTGGCACAATCAGTGCATGCTGCTTTTAGATTTGCGGATGAGTGGAGATATACTACTCAAAAATGGCTGGACAATTCCGAATACATTTGTATTTTGGAAATTGAGAATGAAAGTCAGCTAAAAGAATTATTACAACGAGCTCGGGAGCTTGATATTCCTAACTCTAGTTTTACTGAGCCTGACTTTAATAATTCATTAACTGCCATCGCTCTAGCGCCATGCCCAGAAAGTAAAAAACTTTGCAGTGCACTGCCGTTAGCCCTGAAAGAATAAAAGTTACAGAAACAGTCGACATATAGTGGGAGAGGTTCTTCCATTCATCCGCCTTTGGTATAGTGGCTGTGCCGCCAACTCTAAATTGGCAGAGCTGTGTTCAAATCACAGAAGGTGGGCAAAGAAATAATTATGAAATTATCCGAATATTATAAAATGATTAACGAAGTGGATGGTGTTCCTAATCCGCCCGATGACCCTCGAATTACTAGAAAAGATTTAGAATTTAATGGTGGTAAAGGCAAAGAAGGGGCTGCTACTATTATTTTTTTGGATGGACAGCCAGTGTATCTTAATTGGTATATCTGGGATCTAAATCATGAGTGGATGATTCAACAAGTGGAGTTGGAATTGGGCGGCAAAATAAAGTTATCTAATTGGTCTGGTGGTAATGGTCATGAGGGTGCAGATTTAGAGATGGTAAAGGAAAATGACACGCCTGCAAATAGCTAATCAATCTTATATTGATTCGTCTCTAGATTTGGAAGACGAGATCCAAAAACTTAAGAAGGAGCGCAACGCCGTCGTTCTCGCGCACTACTATCAAGAGAGCGAGATCCAGGACGCCGCGGACTTCATCGGCGACTCGCTGCAACTATCACAAGAAGCCGCCAAAACCAATGCCGATGTCATTTGTTTTGCAGGTGTGCATTTTATGGCAGAAACTGCCAAAATCTTGAGTCCGACAAAAATGGTGGTTCTACCTGATTTAACTGCCGGCTGTTCGTTAGCCGATGGCTGTCCTGCCGACAAATTTGCAGCATGGAAGTCTCTGCACCCTAATGCCATAGTCATTAGCTACATTAACTGTTCGGCAGAAGTCAAAGCCCTTTCTGATTATATTTGCACCTCTTCTAATGCGGAGAAGATTGTTCGACATGTCGCCGATCAAGGCAAACAGATTCTATTTGCGCCCGATAAACACCTGGGCGCACATATTATCAAGAAAACAGGCATCCCTATGACCTTATGGCAAGGAACGTGTGTGGTGCATGAAACATTTAGTGAGCGTAAGATTATTGCACTAAAAACACAGCATCCCGACGCTTTACTATTAGCGCATCCGGAATGTGAAGAAAGTATTCTGCGTATGGCTGACCATATTGCGTCTACTACCGGTATCCTTAAGTTTGCGGTTAGTAGTTCGGCAAAAAAGTTTATTGTGGCAACCGAATCGGGTATTCTGCATCAAATGAAAAAAGCCGCTCCTGATAAGGAGTTTATTCCGGCGCCACCTGAAGCCAATTGTGCTTGTAATGAGTGTCCCTTCATGAGAAAAAACACTTTAGAAAAGGTATATTTGTCTTTAAGAGACTTAACTCCTCAGATACTAATATCCGAGGATTTAATGAATCGTGCGAGAGTGTCCATCGATCGAATGATGGCTTTGAGTTGAAAGGTATATGTATCATGTGGTTATTTGAAATAATGGGTTTAACGGTAGTGGTTGGAACGTTCTTGGGTTTGGGCTGGCGCTTCATGGAAGATTTTTTGGAGAAACGTGCGGCACGTCGAGCATCAGAGTTAGAGGGCGATGAACAGCCGACAGACAATACACCAGAAATTGTAGTTGTTGCTACCACTGTAGCTACCAATTCTCAAAGTAATTAATTATCAAGGTGCTCATAGCTTAAAAGTAAAGCCTCCTTCTCTAAAAAGGATTATCCGGTGGCAGAATCCGGTGGGCACTCCATTCCTTAAGGATCAGATTTATTTTTATAAATTAAAATCTAATCCGGCATTGATATATTTGTCTAAGGAGGTATCAATGCCGTTCAAAGATCCAGCTAAAAGGAAAGCATATCAAAAAGAGTGGGGAAAGAAAAATAATAAAAAAGTATGGGAGCGTAGAAAAAACAATCCTGCATATATTGCATATGCAAAATCATATATGAAAGAGTATACAAAAGAGTATGGTCTAAAATATGAGAAAACTCCAAAGAGAAGGTTTGCATCAACTAAATGGCAATCTTCCAAAAGAGGTTTAGAGTTTTCTATTTCTCTGGAAGAGTTTATTTTTGAAATAGAAAAGCCTTGTGTTTATTGTAATAATCTTTTGGGAGAAAAATCTACATATGCATCAGGATTAGATAGAAAAGATAATAATAAAGGCTATACAGTTGATAATATTTGTTCATGCTGCTGGGTTTGTAATTCTATAAAGGGAGAACACCTTTCATTCGAAGAGATGAAAGAGGTGGTCGATCTTATATTAAAAATGAGGAAAATTAAATAATGGATGTTGATCTAACAACCAAATCACAATATCGTACAAGAATTAATAACTATATCAGAATACCGCAAATTAGAGTTATTTTAAGTGATGGAACTAATGCGGGCATTATGAATACTAATGAAGCGCTTAAATTAGCAAAAGAGCAATCTTTGGATTTAGTTGAAATTAATCCTACCGCTAAACCACCCGTCTGTAAAATTATGGACTTTGGTAAATATAAATACGAAGAAAAAAAGAAGGCTCAAGCTGCTAAGAAGAATCAATCGGTGCAAGAATTGAAAGAGCTTACTTTTCGTCCCAATACGGATCAAAATGATTTGAACCACAAATTAGAACAAGCCAAAGGCTTTCTTGCCGAAGGTAATAAGGTTAAATTTACCGTGCGTTTTAGGGGCAGAGAGATAACCCACTCTAATTTAGGTCGTGAAAAATTAGATTGGTGCGTTCAGCAACTACAAGGGTTGATTACAGAGAAATCACAAATTTCTCTGGAAGGCAAGTTCATGAGCCTAATAGTATCTCCTGTCAAGCCGAGGGGTTAAGATATGTTAAAAGAAATTGGAAAAAGTATATATGGCACTAAATATGCGATGCAGGGGATAATACCATTTAATCTTCCTCGCAATGTTGAATTAAAATGGGGAGATGTTATTATCGATAACGATGGTAAAGGAATGTGTATGTATGTCAATGAATGTTCTACCTGTCAAAAGAAGTTTTTAGGAGGAACACTTATTTGCGTTTTCTATGAATGCGAAGGGTGCTCTCGAGAGACGATTATGATGAGTTTAAGTCGTAAAGGAAAGTTAAGTGGTAAAGCTCCGAGCCAGCAATAATACCACATTACTATAACGTCCTCGTAGCCTAAAGGAGAGGCAGCAGTTTCCTAAACTGCTTTATGCTGGTTCGAGTCCAGTCGAGGACTCCACATAACTTCCAAACGGGTGATATAGTAGGTAATGAATTTTACTATTCACTGATTTGGAGAAATTATGTCAAACAAAAATTTAACTATTGATCTCAAGGCGAGACGTGATAAAGACGGCATGGTATTTTACGTAGGTAAAATTAAAGCCCCAGTCATGATCGATTGTTCACAAGGTGTAGTTTTCTTAGCTTTCGTCTCTGATAGTGGTGATGAGCAACTACAAATTGCTCCCATGGATAATTCTAAAGATAATAAAGAAATCGATGAGTAATATGCACTTCGAAGAACTGTGGGAACAGTGCGAAAATCTTCATCAAGAGGCAAGTGGTGAGATAGCGGTTTCTATGCTATTAGATGAGCTATTGTTAAAGATTAATCTATATAAAGCTATCGATGCCAAAACTGACATTCCCGAGGAAGATCGTCAAAAAGCCAAATCTCGTGCATTAGGCGAGATTTTATTGACTTTGACACACATCTCGTTAAAAGACAATATTAACGTCTTTGAAGCGTTAGGAATAGCGTTTCAGTATCGCAGCGCTACTTTTTTTAATCAGAAGTATCAGACAACGTGAACTTTATGTCCGCCCGAAATCTTTTGTGCTGCTTCCAACTTTTGGACGGCGGCGAGAACGGCATCATAATTGGCTTGGGTAGCTTGACCAGCCTTAAAAGAAACATTAATCTGACCAGGCTCACCATAAGCAATGCTGGCAACTACGGTAGCCAAATTAGGATTTTCTGCTACTACTAAAGCTTGCAGATCTTGTTTGGCTGGCTGAGCTGGTTTCACATGTTGTGCTGGCGGAGCTCTAGGTGCCGGTGCACTTTGACCTGGGGTGAAAGTGGTTCCACTGGTTGGAGCAGCATCAGGCGGTAAGGCTTGGGCTAGTTTGGTGATAATTTTTTGCTGATTTTCAGCGATTTTCAATAGCTTCTCGAGAACTTTTTTCTGATCCATATCGTTACTCCTGGTGTATGTAATACTATCAAATTATGAGTAGTTTACTCCAAATCTTTTAGTGCCTGTTGCAATAAGTAAACTGATCCTTCACGATTGCTGGCAATTGCCATAACCATGTCGTCAAGACCTAATGTCAGCTTCCCCTCTTCCTCAAAGCAATTGTAGGCATCAGAGCTTAATTTAAGAAAATCTTTCTCGATGGCAAGCGACATCGCCAACGGTTCGCCTTCCAGCCCTTTATACTTCAATAGAATTTTGTTGAGCAGGTCGGCTTGCAATTGGTAGTTTAGGCAGCTGGCACCGAACAATCCAATAAACTTTTCAGCAGCCAAATCTAGATCTTCTAGGGCAGACTTGTAAATTCTCTCGAATAACAAATGATCGCCATAAAAATTATTTCCCTTAGAGGTCCAATGTGAATTTTGATGGATCAATGCTATGGCTTTTACAGTAGCTATGTAAAGTGCAGCAGTTTTAGAACACTTGTCCATGGATGATCCGTCAGAAGTTGGGTAAACAGCAATAATATATAGTTTTATTGACAGTCTACACTAAAATAGTACGTTGAATACCATTTCGATCTATCTTAAAAGCGTACACTTGACCTTGTGGCACATTTCCTATTTGAGTAGAATAAGTGTAGAATTTTGGCGCCCATTTGGTAAGTGGCATATTACAAATGACATATCCCAAGCCTCCTGAATAGGTTTGGTGTGGATGGGGAACAAAACTAACCTCTACATTGTTTATCAATTGTTCTATCCTGGTAATATGAGATGGAATGCCACCATCAACCACTAAGCACCGAAAGCTGCCACCAAAGTCTATTAGCACTACGTTAGATCTTGCGCGCAACCAACCCTCTATCTTAGATTGGAGCGGATCTAATACATCCAGCGTACTGGCGTAGAGAAGATCTGTACCACCAATATTACAAACTACTTTACCCGTAGACAGTAATTGTTCTCGACGCTTTATAGACGTTTCAACAGAATGATGATTATAATGATCAGAAGAAATGTGGTCATTTATTATTATCCAATCGAATTCTGGCAACATTTTCTCTAACTCATCCAATTTATCCAATCTGTTGTAAATGGGTCCAACTACTAACACATTTTGTAAATTTTTTGGAAGAGTAAGTAAAGCCATTATGTCGATTATAACCTGCGTTAATTTTATTTAATATGCTGATGGAGTGTTCGAACTTTCTCTCGACAAAGTCGTGGGGGATCTAGTAGGGGGATTATAGTATAGGGGCACCAACTACCGATCCTTGGGGTATATTCAGTAATATGAAGAAGCCTAAGACTGTTGATATATAATTAAATATGAAAACGTGTACTGAATGTGGTATTGAAAAAGATGATGGTTATTTCTATTCAAATAAAAGTAAATGTAAAGAATGCATATTAAAACAGCAGAAACTCTATAAATCTAGAAATAAAGACAATATCAGTAAAAGAAATAAGCAATATTACACAGATCATAAAGATGATATTTTAATACAACAAAAACAGTATATTGCTGATAATAAAGACAATAGAATGATTTATAATCAGCAATGGTATATCGAAATTAAAGAATATAAAAAAGAATATCATAAACAATGGTATATTGAAAATAAAATATCTATCATAAAGAAAGGTACTCAATATAAAACTAATAGAAGGGTAAATGATCCCATTTTTAAATTACGAGCGAATGTAAGCACAGCAATTTATACTGCTTTACATAAAATAGGGTTATCTAAGAATGGAAATTCAATATTAAAATATCTGCCTTATTCTATTAAAGAGCTAAAAGATCATCTCGAACGATTATTTGAACCGTGGATGAATTGGGATAATTGGGGACCCTATGATTCTAAGAGATGGGATGATAATGATCCTACTACTTGGACTTGGAATATAGATCATATTGTTCCGCACTCTACATTTAATTATACTTCAATGGAAGATCAATCATTTAGAGATTGTTGGGCGTTAAGCAATTTACGTCCGTTATCAGCCAAACAAAATATAGAAGATGGCAATAGAAGATGAAAAAAGAGAAAAAAGTAAAACCATTTTATTTTTCTGATCAAACTAATCAACAGGTAGTAGATCAGCTTAATATAGATTATCCTATTTCTTTAAAGTACAATAAAGATTTAGTTGAAAGAGTTTACCAAAGATATCCACTGATTAATAAATCAGAAGTTGGTATTATTGTTAAGGCTGTATTTTCTAGCTTCCGTGATTTATTGATTCTGGGAAAAGTTCTCAATTTCAATAATTTGTTTTTTGATACCAAATTATTAATATTTGGTCATCGCCGAGATGGACATATATTACCCGCTTTGAAGGTCCACATCTCAACCCCGCCCCCATTGAGAAAAAGATGAAAAATTCAGATCAGAACCCACAAGAATATTGGTTAGTAGGTGAAACCTTCGTTTATCCAAAATTAAATAAAAGTAAGTTGAATTGTCTACTTATTCAAAACCCAAATTTTATTATAGTTAAGCGTATAAACCATGGAAAATAAAGAACAAGAAGAACAGCCGATTGAAGATGTCAAATTAGATTTGGACAAGATTCGTGCACTCATCCCTAAGTATACTTCTGAGAAGTTATGTGAAATGATCGTAGTGGATCGCTACTTTGGAATTAGTCCAGAGACTACTATTATGTGTATGGAAGAGCTAGCTTCTCGAAGAGCGGCTGGAGATACTTTTGCTTTCGAGAAATACATTGAAGAATCTCAGGATAAACTACCTTCACTCAATTTTACTATTCCAGATTTACGCACTACTCTACAACAAATGATTAAGGTGAAGAAATGAATAAAGTGTTGACTGAAAATATTGTTCAACATATCTTCGCTAATCTCGGATTGTTAGCAGCTTCCTTTATAGACTCTACACACACCCAATCTTTAATTGCTAAAGATTTTAAATTACAAGATAAGAAACTAACTTTCTTTCAGGATACAAAAGAGGTTTACAAACCTATCTACGGCTGTCAAGTAACTGTAGGTGAAAAAACTTTTAAGATTATGGTGGGAGATTGTTCTCAAGATCACGAGACCCCTGAATATTGTGTGGTAGTACAATTGACTGGTTTGCCTGCTTATGGTATGTATATGGTATGTGATCCGCATTCAGAAAGCGAAGCTTTAATTGCTGTCAGCGTGAATAATAAAGATTGGATGCCTTGTTCTATCTTTTTGCAGGCTACTTTACTGGCGGCGATGGAACAACTTCGTGATATTGGAATGGGTTGGAATAAATGCACCAATTATCAACAGCATTATGAAATCTTAATTAGTATGATCAAATTCCATAATAATTATTATGAGGAAACTAATGAGAGGTAAAAAATCTGATCCTGAATTTGTAAGTTATTTTATCTCTCAGTGCTTACAAAAAGGTATTATAACTACCGAAGAAATGGTTAAAGTAGCAAAACAAGATATTCAAAGCATTGATAATCAAATTATTGAGATAGAAAAACTAAAGATTACTCGTTCCAAATTATTGGATGTTATTCTAGCATTAGACAAACCAGAGTCGAAAGTCGAAGAAGCTAAATTACTTCCTTTCTTCAAATTGCAATATCCACAAACTTGCCGTAAGATTTGCAAGCATGTGCTGGAGCTAGGTCCCGATTTAGCTTACTCCATTATGGGTCTCAAAGATCCTGAAGTGTTATTCTGTATCAAGCAATTGATTGAAGCTAAGATCATTGCTAGAGTAGAGAATCATTTAGTACGTGGTGATAAATTCGAGGAGTACTTGAAATTTGTGTTACGTGAGGTAGGATGATTATTTGTGTCAAAACACGTTTCGGTCGGATTCATATTGTTAACTGGACAACTTCTCGCGGCGTTCATCATACGATATGTGGTAAATCTTTTTCTAACAAACGGCACGTAGAAACTTTTGCTGCCGACAATACGTTCTCTGGTATCTGTTCCAATTGTTATATCTGGCAAGTGGATTATGATTTAGAATCTGCGAATAATGAACCTCGTGATATTAAATTAGATCCGGTTATATCAAATAGTATTCATATTTACACTGGGGTACAGGGCGGTTGGGCAGGTCCCCAAGATAAGTTTGAGGATATGCTAGACCGTCGTAATTGGCCGAAGAAAAGTAGAATGCGTCGTAAATTTCCTAATGAAGAGACAATTCATACTAAGAGATATAAAATTTATGAGTCATTTGGAAAAAATAAACGTAAGTAAAAGAGATTTGTGGCGCTATGTTAATCGTAAGATTAAACGAATAATACATTATTATCATGTGTTTGCGATTATTACTATTCTTTTTGAAGAAATGATAAAGGATTTGAAGCAGGGTAAGGTAATTAAAGTGTCCAACTTAGGAACCATTACTTTGCAACCTACCAAGCCGCGATGGTATCATAATGTAAAATTACGCCAAATGGTATTATCGCCAGGATATCGTGTGATGCGATTTGTTTTAGCTCCTACGATTCATAAAAAATTGATTGAATTTCTAGACCTTGACAGAACGTTAAAAGGTGATTAGATGAGTGGAAGAAAAGGGGCACGTCAAACCGTTTTTGTATGTGCTGCAATTTCAAACAATAATGAACTGGTTATGCGAATAATTCCAGCAGAATCTCCTAAAGATGCTGCTGATTTATTTTTTCAACAAATTTCTTTATTACCCAAAGAGATTTTAGGTCCGTTTTTCAAGAAGAAAGTTCAAGTAATTGAGAACACGCGTGTTCTCAAGTTCACCGCCCAACAAAAGAGAGCAGTTTATAATGATTGGGTTGTAGACGCTTTCTTTTTACAAGAACCGGTGAATCAAGCATATTTGGTCTTTATCAAAAGGATAGATAATAAAAAAATACCACTACCTAAAGGAACTATAACAGTTCCAATATCGGATTTGAGGTTTGAATAATGATAAATAAAGTGTTTTTAAATAGGATAAAAGAATCTCTCCTACAACAAAAGAAAGAAATCTTAGCCCAGTCCCAACGGCAAGAACGAGATATAGACATGGATGGCGATGAAACAGATGCTATTCAAGGAAATATGCTAGCTGAGATGAATAATCGTCTCGGTACTCGTGCTGTTGTTAAATTAAAACAAATTGAAGATGCTCTGTTGAGAATTGAAAAACAGACTTACGGTTTGTGTCAAGACTGTGGAGAAACTATCGCCGAAAAAAGACTCCTTCATAATCCACATTTTCTTATCTGTATTTCATGTGCTGAAGATCGTGAAGCAGAAGAGAAACAACGAAAGAGGTTGTAATTTTGAATACATTAGTATTAGAACAGACTGAACATGGTGAGTATCCTGTTGATGTATACGCCAAACTATCTCAGGATCGTATTTTGTTCCTGAGCGAGCCGTTGCATGATGAATTAGCTGCCGACATGGTAGCTACTTTGCTTTTGAAAGATAGCGAAGACCCAGAGAAGAAGATTACTCTGTTCATCAATTCACACGGTGGCGATATCCGTAATGCTTTCACCATCTATGACGTTATGCAGATGATTGATGCTCCAGTAGAAACTGTATGTACTGGCGCCGCCTTTGATGAGGCAGTCATTCTATTGTCTGGCGGTGCACCTGGAATGCGTTTGGTTACGCCTCATGCTGTTATTGCAGCTTCGCAATTACAGCCAGGATTACATATGCATACCGATTTGCCAGGTGCTCAAGAACTGATGAAGCAATACAAACTAGATAACGATCGTTTGATGGAAATTTTAGCCAAGACTACTGACAAACCTATTACGCAGGTTCGAAAGGATTTTGACCGACGAGTCTTTATGAACGCTAAACAGGCGGTGAAGTATGGTTTCTGCGATCAGATCATTCAACTCAACAAGTAAGGTAAGTTATGAGTAAGCAAAATCAAGAGCATGATCATATGCGATCTCCCATTTTAATGGGATATTCAGAGAGCTATGTCAAGATGACTAAAGACCGCGCCATCTTCATTTCTGAAGGTGTCAGTGATCGAATGGGTGCTGATATGTCAGCTCTCATGTTGTATTACGATAGTCAAGATCATGATACCGAGATTAATGTATACATTCATACCGATGGTGGGGCTGCTACTGGTATGGCTAACATCTATGACGTGATGCAGATGGTGCATGCTCCTATTAAAACCATTTTATTAGGCAAGGCTTATTCTGCTGGTTCTTGGATTTTAGCAGCTGGCAGTAAGGGTAAACGTTTCGCTTTGCGCAGCTCTAAGGTGATGATTCATGGTACGCAATTCATTTTTCCTATTCCAGGATTTGATTTTTCTAATAGTAAGAATTATTTAGAATTCGTTAATGCTGATAATGATGCTATGTTTAAAATAATGGCAAAACATACTGGTCAGTCTTTTGAAAAAGTTAAATCAGATTGTCAAACAGAAAAATGGATGAGCGCTCAAGAATCTTTGGATTACGGTATTATAGACCATATTATATGATGTTGTGGAGTCATTGATGTCTTTGCTAAATCAGAGGCATCAATGTTTATCTTAAATATGAATAATTTCGTATCGTTTCATGATTAAGAACGCTCAGAAACGATCTATGGATCCAGCACAGCAAAAGCTGAGACAAGCTAAAGCTGTTTGGAACAAGGAAGTTTCTACTTTTTTAAATGATGTAATTCATCTTAAAAAGATGATGAATGGTTGGCCTTCCAAATATTACAAGGAACGCTCTAAAATTACTATGCCCATTCCATCTAACCCGAGTACTATTCTTAGTTCTTTATCCAATAAGTTTCAAGAGCTTGCGCAGCAAGGTGATACTATTGCCCAACAGCAAGCTCAATATTCTCAAACTCGTCGTAAGCCCCGCCCTCAACAAGCTGTGGAAACTCTTAATAAGTTAGAAGAAAAGTATGGTCCAACAGAAACTCCTATTCCTCCACCACTGACACCAACTGCTCCGCCGACTGGCACTGATTTGACTAAACAGCTTGTTTCTTCATTTGAAATTAAGTACGAATTAGTGGCTGAAGGTTCTAATCCATTTTCCCGTTTTTTAGCTAGAATTAAAGCTCCTCAAGCTGGTTTTGGGCAAAAGGCTCAATTACGTCGTATGCGTATGGATTTGCTTAAAGCGGCTCTTAAGTGTTATCGCGCTCTAGGTCGATTACAAGTTAATGTTAGTAAGTCCTCCAAAGAAAGCGTTAATATTGCGTATAAAGAAATGCAAGCTGCCTGGAATGAGTGGTCACTAGTTTCTCGTAACTTCAATCAGTATGCTAATACTTTACCCGGTGCCTCTACTGTTAGATCGGATGAGATGAGAGAAGAGGCATATTCTCCTGAAAAGGAAGAGGCTGAACTAATGGTTCAGAACAAGCCTTGGGAAAAACAAGAGTTGATTAGACGTATTGTGGGTGACTATCGTAGTTATGCTCATTTGTATGAGCAAGAGGCAGCTGGTAGCAGCTTGCAGCAAATTAGTGATACTATTAACAAAATTATTACTGTTCCTAAAGCGCAAAAATTACTTTTAGCTACTGAATTGGAACAAAATTATCAACAAGCTATTAATTCTCTCAATCAAACGTTGGGAACTAATGGTACCACTCTTAAAGAAATTACTCAACAACTTTCTAAAAAGAAAAAACCCGAATCTTCTACCACTTCACAAAGACCGCTTAAAGGATCTCAGCCACCCCTATCAGATGTGGAGCCAGCAACCGATTTAGAGGTAGTAGCGCAAGCCTTTTTGAAGAAGTGGATAGGAAAGACTCGCCATCAATTGCTTCCGGGAAGAAGCTCTGGCACGCGTTTGCAAATTTTTGAATTGGCTGCCGATGCTCGTAAAAATATTGATAGTGTTATGAATCTATTAGAAAAAGGATTAGATGTTAATACTTTAGGCACTAAGATTTCTGAAGTAACTAGGCAGATCAATACCTTGCGTTCTTTAATGCGTTCGTTACATAATACTGAAAAACCTCCGGCTAAAGGAACATCTCCACTAGAAGGACTCTTCTAATGGAACAAGGATATATCTACATTCACAATAATATTCTTCCCACTTTACTTGCCATCTCTGAAGAAGAACAGCAACGTGGGCTTATGAACCAAGAGTGGCCGCCCCCAGTTATGTCTTTTATTTATGCTGAACCACGTATTTCTAAATTTTGGATGCACAATACTCAAAGTCCGCTAGATATCGTTTTTTGTTATAAGGGTAAAATCTCACAACTTCATGTTGGAGAACCGTTCTCTACAGAGATGATTGGTGACAATAAGTTTAGCGATTTGATTGTAGAGTTGCCATATGGTACGGTGGATAGAATGGATATTAAGATTGGGCAATCGATTGGTTTAATTAAACCCACTTCTGAAGAATTGCACAAGATTATAGCTGAAAAATATCACTTATTCGTAAAATTTTGAAGCCTCTTGCCTTTTAATTTTTGTGTATTACGTTGATGCAAGTAATGGTGAACAGCATCCAACAATTTAATAAAATTCTTGAATCGTTTAACATCAAAGCTACATGTATTAATAGTCAAGAAGTCGATAATTATTTCTATTTCGATCTTAAACTTGCCCCTAATGCACGAGTGCGAGATGTACATCGATATGGAGATGAAATATCTTTAGCGCTGAAAACACCGTGTCGTCCTAGTATTAAGGTGTTGCACGATCAAGGCGTGGTGCGTTTAGAATTTGTTACTCCGCGTACTGAGCCCCTGAGGCTGTTAGATTTTTTCACCAACGAAAGTGTGCCCACAGGTGATTTGATATGTCTGTTAGGTCAGTCGGTAGACGGCAAGCGTATTTGGATGGATTTAGCACAAAACCCACACATGTTAGTTGCTGGTACAACTGGTTCCGGCAAGAGTACCTTATTGCATAATCTAATCGCCAATCTCAAAAATTACAACAAACCTATTATCTATATGGTAGATCCCAAGAAGATTGAATTTCATGCTTATGATGGTAATTTAAAGTATTCTAAGGTCTTCTACACTTATGATGAAACTATCGATCTATTGGATGTGTTGATAGAGACTATGGAGAGACGATATACTGCCATGCGGTCTGGCTCTTCTGCCGAAGAGTTTCCGTATATCGTGCTTATTGTAGATGAGTTTGCTGACTTAGTGATGCAGGATAAGGATGACGTTTTCTACACTAAGATTTGTCGTCTAGCTCAAAAGTCGCGAGCTGCTCGTATATCTATTGTTTTAGCCACCCAACGCCCCTCTGTCAATATCATTAATGGCGCTATCAAAGCCAATTTCCCAGCTCGACTGGCATGTCGCGTGGCAAGTCACGTAGATAGCAAGGTTATCTTAGATGCTACTGGAGCAGAAAATTTGTTAGGAAAAGGTGATGCGCTAGTGCGAGATAGTTTTCGTTTTCTAGAGCGTTTCCAGGCGGCATATATTACACCAGAAGAAGTCTGTGAATATTATGGTGAATAATGGAAACGGCACGTGAGTTGAATCTTATCGATGCAGATTCGATGGTGGAAGAATTTCTTTCCATGCATCAACTAAGTCTGATTACTATGCACCGGATATACTTCAAGACTGACAATCAACTTTCTTTACACGCACTAATTGAGCTATTGAAGAACGACCTGCGCACCGGATGCGTTACCTTTATTAATAAAGGTTCTCCTATAGAAGAGTTAGAGCCATATCTATTTTACATTGTTAATGCTTATTGTAGGAAACTTTCCTCCTCGAATAATAAAAAGAAATCAGAATACATTTGTCCGGGCTGTTTGTTTTTGGGAATGGCGACCTTAGTCAATCTTGATAAGACCTTTCAGTGTGATGAGTGTCATTCTCAACTAAAAGATGCTACGGATCCTAAGCAAGTTTTCTTTTACAAGACTTTTGCAGTACATAACAAACGAGGTTATCGTTGTGGAGACTGTAATCGTTTCATTCCTCACCCTTTGGATAATTCTTCTACTGTATCATGTCCATATTTTGATTGCACGTTCGTTGGAGAATATAAAGACTTACGACATATGCATCATACTACTTCTCAAACTAATCCAGAGAAACTAGTACTAGATGTGACGCAAGATGGTCATCGATACTTTAAAGACAGTATAGTTGATTCAGGTATTAGCGCTCTAATCGCTCTAGAAATGAAAGAGGATCTACAACGTAGGGTAGATATAATAAAAGATGTTATTGATAGTCAGATTAGTCACGTTGCCTATACTGGATCAGATTTTACTATCAAACACAAACAATTAGTTTATCAATCTTTTTCTAATCTACTGCAAAGACAACCAGAAGAAATGGTTGGCTATCTTTTGGACGGCACCCGTTCTGGTGGGTTCCAACATAAAGTGTTTCAAGAATACATTAAGTTGTTAGAAGAATCTCTTCCCTTTTTTATCAAAAAAGGGAATAAGAGATATCGTATAGATAATTTGCTTAGTGAATATTTGTGTATTTTTTCAGGTATTAGTACTTTTAGTGGCATTATTGGTAATAATTTAGCAGTTAAAAATGGTACTATCGAATATTATATTGGCGGTAGAAAAGCGTCTTACACTAAACCTTATTACATCGGTAAATTATTGAACGTTTTACATGCAGAGACTAAAGAGTCACTATTACATTTAGTTAAGGAGTATAGTTTCTCTAGGATAAAATTTCAAGACATCCAACCTAGTACCCCAGTGACTATCACGCATTTGAGAGTTCCTCCCCATTATCAGATGGGAGGAATGGTGTATGTCAATCGCGCACGCAAGAAAATTGTTGAACGTACCCAAGCTTTACTGGAGAGATAATGTTTAGATGGAAACCTAAAGCTATTAAAATTAACCTCTCTTCTACTTTTATTGTCAAGAATAAATGCGTAGAATGTAATAAACATCCAAATGAGTATTATTGGATTAACCTACCCCCATATTATTATGATCCTACCAATAGTTATGAGCTCTTTGATTGGATCAAGAAGTATATTAAACGTATGACTGGTTCTTGGTACATGAAACGATCCCCTCGTCACTTCAAATCTATTAAGGATTTTAATTTCTATTGGTCGGAAAAATCCTACAAAGCCGCCCTGCATCAACACTTTAACATCGAGGCAACTGATCACGTCATCGAGTATTTGGCGTGTCCCTGCGGTCGTACTGTCTGGGCTTTCAATCAAAAAGATGCGGAAGAGCGTCCTGAAATTAAGAATCGCAAAGCTCGATATAGTTATCCACAGAAATTTGAGTCATATTGAGGGTGCATAGCTTTTCTTTAACTTGTTGTTTTAGAGTTGGAAATCTATCAGCCAGCTCTTCATAGACTTTCCATTGTTTATTTATCAATCGATAACAAGTGTAGTAAGACATTCTAGCTAATGAATCATAATAATCTTTACTGGCAGATTGTAAATATTGTGGTGCAACCGATTCCACAAAGAATATCCAATCTCCGATATTTTGATAAATAGAAAAATTGCATGTGTCTCGGGCTTGACAAAACAATAAAGTGAGATTATCTTGTGAGAGGTCATGATTGGCACTCTCATATTTTCTAAAAATACCAACGATATAAGCCCTGGTATCTTGCCGGCATTTAACATCGTTTAAGAGGTCATTAAAAAAAACAGCAATATCATTGTGAAATTTGTCCATTAATAGATGGTATTTTATTAATAAAAAGACATATTTATATGCGAAAACTTTCTCAAAATGAATGAATGGATTGAGCGAGCTAATGATTTTCATCATTCGAAATATGATTATTCGAAAGTTGTTTATAAAAGTGGTAAGGACAGAGTTGTTATTGTTTGTAGTAAGCATGGTGCATTTAAACAACAAGCAGGTAATCATTTAAGTGGTAAAGGATGTCCCAAATGTAATGGTGGCACCCTGATGTCAAAGGGCGAGTGGTTGAAGAAAGTTCAGAAAACACATGGTAGTTTTTACGATTATTCCAAAGTAAATTTTCAAGGCGTAAAACATAAAGTTCTTATTGTATGTCCTATTCATGGTGATTTTTGGCAAATAGCTGAAAAACACTTTTTATATGGTTGTCAAGATTGTGGCGAGAATAAACCACTAACTGTTAAGATGTTTGTTAAGCGTGCCGCGAAAATACATGATAATAAATATAACTATTCTTTAATTAAAGAGATAAATGGTAAAGATTCGAAAGTAGAAATTATATGCCCTAAACATGGGTTATTTGAACAGATAGCGAATAATCATTTGAGGGGTAGAGGCTGTAAATATTGTGCAGTAGGCAACTCCTCAATTAAAGAGCAAAATTGGCTTGATTTTATAGGATTGCCGCGTGATATTTTACATAGAAATGTAAGGATGTTAGTTGATGATAGGTATTATATAGTAGATGGATGCATTCCTAATTCTAATGTTGTATTTGAATTTTTAGGAAATTATTGGCACGGTAATCCTTCTGTGTTTGATGCTGATGAATATAATAAAACTACCAAATGTACGTTCGGAGAATTGTTTCAAATTACAGTGAATAAAATTCAAGATTTGAGAAAAGCAGGATACAAAGTAGTATCAATATGGGAAGACAAATATGACAAAAACATTAGTGATAGTAGAATCTCCGGCAAAAGCGTCTAAAATACAGGAATATTTAGGTGATGATTATATAGTTATGGCTAGCGTAGGACATATTACCGAGTTAGCTAAGGGAGGTAAACACGGACTTGGAGTTGATGTAGATAATAATTTTAAGCCGCATTATGTTCTTATGGATGATAAGATTGAAGTATTAAACAACTTAATGAATGCAGCTAAAAAATGTAATAATATAATTATAGGCTCCGATAATGATCGTGAGGGTGAGGCTATTGCTTGGCATTTGGCTCAACGTTTGGGAGAAATGGATAAGCCCATCAAACGCATGGTGTTTAACAAGATCAAGAAGGACGCTTTGGTTAAAGCGGTCAAGGAAGTTCGCGATATCGATATCAATCTATTCCACTCCCAGGAAGCCCGTCGTATTCTGGACCGTTTGGTAGGTTTTACTGCCTCACCATTCTTGATGAACTTTTTCGGTCCCAAGTTGTCAGCAGGGCGCGTACAGTCAGTAGTTACTCGTATGGTTATTGACCGTGAACGTGAGATCGAAGTATTCGTACCGGAAGAATTTTGGACTATCCAGGTCAATCTCTCCAAGGATGGTAAAATTGGATTTGTTACTAAATATTCAGGTCGCCCTACTGACCAAGCTACTGCCGAAGCGATTCGAGCTAAGCTGGCTGCCAAAGAAGCTGAGTTTGTGGTGGCAGAAGTAATTGCGGATGAAGAGAAAAAGAGCCCACTTCCACCTTTAGTTACTTCTACTTTACAACAAGTGATGTCCAAAGAGCATAGTTTTAGTGCCGATCGCACCATGAAAGCGGCTCAGGCTTTATATGAAGCTGGGTATGTTACCTACATTAGAACTGATTCCGTACGCGTAGATGATGCTTCTGTTAAAGAATTGCGAGGATGGTTACAGGCTAATCAATATGATGTTCCAAACAAACCTAATACATTCAAGAATAGAGATGCGGCGCAGGACGCTCATGAATGTATTCATCCTACTGATTTAGAATTGCTGCCCGAAAGGAACTTTGCGATTATCGATCCAGATGAAAAGCTTGTATATGAAGTGATCTGGAATTACTTTGTCGCCAGCCAAATGATGCCAGCAGTCTATAATACACTGAAAGTAACGGCACACGTACAAGGCGATCCCGCTGCTGAAGTGAAAGCTTCTGGCAAAGCACTCAAGAGCCAAGGTTTTCTGCAAATTTTGGGAGTAAACGATGATAGCAAAATTGATATCCCAGAGTTGCACAAGGGAGATATTCTCAAGCATTTTGGTAAGATGCCCGTCAAGATGGAAAGGAAACAGACCCAGCCACCACCTCGCTATTCAGAAGATAAATTGATTAAGGAATTGGTCAATAAGAACATCGGTCGTCCAAGCACATACGGCGAACTTTTAAGTAAAGTTTCCAATAGAAGTTATGTAGAGAAAAAGGGTAATGTATATCATGCTACGGAATTGGGTAAGAAAATTACCGATGTATTAATTAATAATTTTTCCTTCATGGATTATAATTTTACCGCTAATCTTGAAAAATTATTAGATGATATAGCTGATGGTAAGTCCGATCATATAGTTGTGTTAAAAGAGTTTTGGAAAATATTTTCTATTGAATTATTTAAGGTTTATGCAGCCTTTGATACTAATAAAATAGTATGTGATAAGTGTTGGAATGTAATGATAAAAAGAGTAGGTAAGTTTGGTAATTTTTATTCCTGTGTCAACCCCTCTTGTAAAAGAATAATCAATGAAAATTTGCAAGGACAAACATAAAAACATATGTCAATTATACACTGACGGATATGGCAGCAATGATATTGCTAAATTTTATAGTGTTAATGGGCAAACTATCTTAAATATTCTTTATAAGAATGGAATTAAAACCAGATCAGGTAATGACCCGCTATATTTTGATAAAAGAAAAATTCATGTTTTTGATACAACGTTTTTCGACTTTCCAAGTGCCGAATTGGCATATATGATGGGATTTGTATTAGGTGATGGTAATTTATCTATTGATATTAAAAGCGGCAAATACAGAGTAACTATAACCGTTCATCAAAAAGATATTTGTATTTTGCAACGGTTTTGTGATTGGATAAAATGTGATTATGAAGCGATAAAGAAATCTACTCGTGCCAAAAGATTAGATTTAATGCTGAATGATAAGATATTCGAGAATGTTAATAATTTTATTGATTGGGGTTTAGTTCCTAATAAAACTTATAACCCGTGTATTCCTAATGTGAGCGATAAATTATTAGCTCCATTTTTAATTGGACTTATTGATGCTGATGGTTCAATTTCTTTTAATAAGAAGTATTCAATGGATTTGGTAGGTAATAACGAAATTATGAAGTGGTTTATTAATTCTATTAAAAAATTAGGTTATTCAGGAAAGATTACGCATCGCACTTATCGAAATAAAGTTTGGTCTCGAGTTTGCATTTACAATAAAAAAGATGTAATGAGTTTAGCAAAAGTATTAAGAATAAATGAATATGATTTTCTACTTGGTAGAAAATGGATTAATGTAAAAAATGAAATTTGTTAAATATTATAATGTACCAGTCGGGGCTTATGCTGATTTCTTTATTAAAGAGGAAAGTTATTCGGAAGTACTTCATGATAATGATGAATGGGTAATTTTTTCTTCTCGTATGCCCCAATATCATATATTAACAGTACCAACTTGGCAGTATCAATTTGACACTATGTCGCAACTTAATTCATTTTTGATGGATAAGTTGCAACGAGAAGGCTATTATATTATAGCTGCTCGTCAATCGGATGTAGATGAGTGTTATGTTAGTCCCGACAAAAGTGTAATGTGTTATTTTTATTGTTTCGGAATAGCATATTTTCCAGATTCATTTTTAATTGAATCAAAATTTTTTGATAATGAAGCATCTTCACCGCCACAATGGTTGCAAAATATAGACGGAATACAATTAGATGAAAATAATTAAAAATAAATATCCGCGTCTTTTGGATATAAAATATAGCCTTCCAATTATGTCTGCCCCTATTGAAATAGAATATGATAATCTATTCATACAAATCTATCCAAAAGATTTATTAGACTTAACGCCATATATTCGCAAGTCTTTAATTAGAGGATATGTTCAATTAAGAAAACAACCAATTCCTGAAAATATAGATCAGATAGTTATGGATATTGAATTTGCATTAAAAAATAGTTTTAATTAAATTATTAAAACGAACGCCACCTAACTTTTGTGAAAGAACGAGCCTAAAGCGAATGAATACTCAAAATGAAGAATACCTGACCCCAGAAAATATGGAAGAACAAGAGCATCTATCTCTACAGAGATTAAGAAGTCTTGTAGCTAAAAGAGATTTTGATATCAATGAGAGTGCCCGTCCTTCCGCTAACTTCGTTGACTTGATGAGGTGGACCGAAGATAACTTCGGAGTTGTCCTAAATGACCACAAGAACCTCAATAAATTCGTTCATAATCGTGTCATCATCGATGGACAGTTCCTACACTTCTGTGAAACAAAGGGAATTAAGGTAGAATGTCTGTACAAAGACTCTACTATTTCTTGGAAGACTGAACACGGTTTTGAAAAACACTTTGCCCAAGGTATATTCCGTATTAGTAAAGGTAGTATGGAATTTCTTCACGCCGCCCTTTTTCACAAAGGTAACCAACATGAAGATGAAATCAGCTTCTTTATCTTAGTCTCCAATCTTAACTATGAAGGATACATCGCTTTACGCAACGAGTTCGACGAATGGGTTCAGGAAAGAGATCGTGGTAATCTTCATATCCGCGTAATTGAAGGTGAAGACCTCCCTTATACTAAAGACAGTACTTGGGAAGACCTGTTCTTGCCAGAAGAAATGAAGGGTGAGATTAGAGGATTAGTGGAGAACTTCCTAGCTTCACAAGAGTTTTACACCAAGAATCGCATTCCCTGGAAGCGTGGTATTTTACTGTATGGTCCTCCTGGCAATGGTAAAACCTCTATTATCCGTACCATCATGTCGGCTTACAACTTCAAGCCGGTTACTATCGCTCCGGGCGTCAATGACGAGGCAGTTCGTGAAGCCTTCACCTACGCCGAAGAGCAAAGTCCAGCTCTCCTATACTTTGAAGACTTGGATTCTTTGTTAGAGAAAAATGTAGATATCTCCTCTTTCTTGAACCTAATGGATGGTATTTCCGCTAAGAATGGATTGTTAGTAGTGGCAACCGCTAACAATGTCAAGAAGTTGAAAACCAATATTACTGACAGACCATCCAGATTTGATAGAAAGTTTGAGATTCCTTTACCAAATCAAGAAATGGCTTATATATATCTTAATAGATGGTTTGGCAACTTGATCACTGTTAAAAAGTGTAGAGAGCTTGCCAAATATGCTGAGAAGTATGAATTCTCCTATGCTTACTTGAAAGAGTTGTACATTTCTTCTATGTTCGAGGCTTTAGCTCATAACCGTAAGTCTCCTACTGAAAAAGATGTTCAAAACGCCTTAAATCGACTAATCAAGGATAAAAATATCTTAAATAGTGGTAGAGTTAGTACTGAAAAATATTTTAAAGGATAAGGTTAAAACGGGTTACGGAATCATGAAAGATCAAAACAAGAAACCAAGAAAAAACTTCAAAAGGGCGCCGAGAGGAGGTGAAATATTGCCAGTCGTAGTCAGCGATAAAAAAACTGTTGGTCCCGGCGAAGCACTCCAAGCTAAACCGCTTGAAGTTAAAGTATATGGGAACAATTTCGATAAAGCTCTTCGAGCTTTTCGAGCCCTCGTTCAAAAGGAACGAGTTTTGTCTTCTTATAAAGAAAAACAATCATATGAGAAGCCATCTGATAAACGTAGGAGAAAGCGTAACGAGTCTAAGAGAAAGCTTCTTGAAGTCCATAACAAAGGTCCCAATACCTATGGATTCAGGAAGGGTAATAGGCGTAACGGTTCTCCAGAATAATCTCTGGAAAACACATGTCGGATAATTTAAAAGTAAAAACCTATAGAAATCGTAATCGTCAAGCACCAGAAAAGTATGCTCCCTATACTCCACAATACCAAGTTTTGGGTGTGGATCCGGAGGAATACAAGAGTGCAGTTGTACCTGAAAATACTCAGATAGCTGTACCAAGAGAGGTCGCTCAGCGTTCACGAAAGGTTGGCATGCGACAACCGTATGCTGAATCTGTACCTTCTCCCGTCGGTAGGGGTAGAGGACCGATTCCTAATGTTGGTAATAATGTAGAGCACACTTGGTCTAGTGTAGATGGCGATATCGTCGATGATTTAGACGGTCAAGCTTTAGATCCTAATCACCCTATGGTTGATAATAACGATTACGTTAGTAATGTAGCCTTAGGGATTCCACAAGAGAATTTGCCTATGTTGGATGAAAGGAATAATCCACCACGTAAGAAGTTTGTTCAACAAGAAGTTCAAAGATCTTTTGAAGCTAAACCTGTGCAACCCGTATCTGAGGATCTATTTCCAATAGTTGCCGATCTAGAAGATGGCGCCTATCTACTTTTAGTAGAAGGGGTGTCAGTTTGTTCTGGTCCTAAAGAGGAAATAGAGGAACAGGCCAGAGCTTTGGTGTTCGGAGAACACGAAATGTGTGATGGTAATCCTGTTGCAGAAGAGGATATAATTATCATTAAGAGAATAACTATCAAAGTCGGTCTCTTTCTTGAATAACGAAGGTCATGATGTCAGAAGAACCGCGTAAGGCTACGGATGTGCTATTAGAGATTGAAGCTAAATTAGACGCTTTGATAAAGAAAGTGGATGCTGGCGATCTCAATATTAGAGTGGTATCTAATAAATTAGGTGAAGTAATGAAAGGCTTGGAGAAGATTCAGTCAGCTCCTCAGCAAAAAATTACTGTGGAAGCAGTGCAAAATCCTGTCCCTAATCAGGCGGCAGCTATCTTTGGGCAAATCCCTACCACCGATCCGGCTAGAGCAATACCTGTCACCGCCGAATCTAAATTACCGGTGGATGAGACTCCGCAAGGTTTTAGAAGAACTTCACGCCCTGAAAGTTACGCTGGCGACCAAACTTACCTTAAAAAGGAGGGTGTACCAGTCCCAACGAATCCATCATTTTTTGTACGTGGATCTAATGAAGGACCACCCCCAGGTCGTAGTGCTGGTGAGAATTTACCACAAACCCAGCCGCCTCCTAAAAAGGCAGCTCAACAACCGGCCCAACCACCACAGCCCGCTAAGCAAATGCTGAAACAGCCAGCAGAAATGAATACTCATGATATAGTTCCGGTGGAGCAACGTGTGGTAGATAAAAATGGAAAGTCTGTCTTCTTGGCAGACGTAGAAATTGTGGATCTATCCTCGGGTGATCAGGTTTCCAAATCCAGAACTAATGGCACTGGTAAGTGGATGGCAGCACTACCCATAGGTCAATATCGAGTAACTATTAAGAAGCTCGAATCTTTGACCCGAGAAAAAGTAGAGTCCATTCAAACGGTTACAGTAGATGGAACCCAATCGCCCTTGAAGTTGCCCATGGTCATTATCAAGTAAGTGTAGGTTTCAATGAAGTTTGATGTAATTGTGGCTGATTGTCCATGGCCATTCAAAGATTCTCTTAAAATGTCCGACGTCGCGCGTGGTGCTCGGTCGAACTACGACACCATGACAATTTCTGATATTAAGCAGCTCGACGTGCAGGGCGTTTGCAATCCTGCCGGGGCGGTGTTATGTTTATGGGTGCCGGGCTCCCTCCTTCAAGAGGGGCTGGACACTATGAAAGCTTGGGGCTTTAAACATAAACAAACTTATGTATGGGTCAAAACTAAGAAACACAGATTCCAGCGATTCATTAAGTGGCTTAAGAAAAGCATTCTAAAGCACCCGCAAGTTTGTTATGATCAGTTTGCTTACAAAAGAGCAATCAACTCTGTCATAGACAACGTGCCCAATATTGACTTGAATGAAGAGCTGGCATTTGGTATGGGTCGTTTGTTTAGACAGACTCATGAAATTTGTTTGGTTGGGACCAGTTCTAACTTCATTTACAAATTGTTACAGAACAAATCACAACGTTCTGTTTGTCTAGCTGAAAATCTGAAGCACTCAGCAAAACCCAACGATCTGCAAGAATCTTTGGAAATCATGTTTCCCAAGAGTCATAAATTAGAGATGTTTGCTAGACGAATACGTCCCGGATGGACTTGTTTAGGAAACGAAATAGATGGTAAAGATATCCGTGAGGCTCTTGCCGATCTAAAATAAACGGACGATGAAATGAAACAAGATATAGTTATGTCTCTTATTCCTCTTTCCAAAGAAGACAAAGATTTATTTCCATTCCAAGTTAGTGATGGGGTAATAATATCATCGTCAGATATTTTCTTTGAAGGTTTACGAGGTCAAGAGGCAACGGTAATCGCGATTGGTCGTGATTATTTTAGTGATATGAAAGTTGTACGAGTCATAGCACCCTATCATACTGTTCCCAATTATCCCGCGGATTTTGAGTGGGAAATAGTTCCAGAATTATTAGAGAAATTAAAATAAACGGAGGTTAATGACACTATTATGTCTCGCAAAGCACTGTTACTTAATGCGTCGTATGAGGTCCTGAGCTTCATACCCGAAAGGAAGATGTTCAAACTCTTGTTCAAAGACAAGGTAGAAGTAATATCTACCTGGGATGAAGTTGTTATCTGGGGTAATGGTAAGATTAAACAACCCTCTATTCTTCGCTTAAAAAGCCACGTCAAGCGCAATTATTTCAATGCCAATTTCAGTCGTAAAGCTTTGGTTAAAAGAGACAGAGGCACTTGTCAATATTGTGGTAAGAAATTAACCGCTTCCCAGATTACTATTGATCACGTGTTACCCAGGGCTCAAGGGGGCGTTACCTCTTTCGTCAATTGTGTGGTTTGCTGTCAGATTTGTAATAATAAAAAAGCAGATAGGACGCCAGAGCAAGCGGGGATGATCTTACTTCGCAAGCCGACTCATCCGTCTTTTTCGGCGCATTACTATGTAGCTGATCCGCAGGAACATTGGTTTTCTGGTTGGGACGATTTTCTAAAATATTAAAAAGGATTGGTACGCAAAAATATTATCAGGATAATAAGTCCAAAATACAAAAATATAAAACTGAATATTGGAAAGAAAATAAAGAAGAATTATATGAATATAAAAAAGAATGGCGCGAAACATATAGTAATGTGCTAAAGCACTGCGATATTCACAATAAAGATTATTACTCGGAAGAGTGTCCAATATGTAGCGGTATACGCAATAAAAACTATAAAATGGAGCACAAAGAAGAAATAAAAGAGCAACAAAAATTATACAGGCAAGAAAATAAAGACGAGATAAATGAATATTATAAAGATCGTAGAGAAAACGATCCGATATACAATCTTCGTCGTGTTATATCCAGCTCAATATACACTATGTTAAAATCGCAAAGTTCATCCAAAAATGGTAGTTCTATTCTTAATTTTCTTCCATATTCTATTCAAGAATTAAAAGATCATCTCGAAACCCAATTCGAATCTTGGATGAATTGGGACAATCAAGGCAAGTATCTTGCAGATAAGTGGGACGATAACGATCAGGCTACTTGGACTTGGCAGATAGATCATATAGTTCCCCAATCAGAATTACCATATATGTCTATGGAAGACGACAATTTCAAGAAGTGCTGGGCACTATCTAATCTTCGACCTTATTCGGCTAAACAAAATTTATTAGATGGCGTAAACAGGATAAGACACAAATAAGGAGCCACTATGAATTATGATGACAGGCAAGAAAGAGCAGAAATGTTGGTGAAAACATTTCGAGGTCATGGGTTAAAAATTTTTGATCTAAACGGAAAAAGTTATACTGGTAATCGGGTGGCTGATGAAATCGAGAATATGACCGATTTAGGTAAAAATCTTGTTGCAATTGCTGGAATAGTACTTCACGCAATAATGATTAAATTGAAAAGGGAATAATACTTTTCATTACATTATTATTTCGGGCAATAATGCGGAATACCTATATAGTTTCCCTGATATATAGGAAGCGCCATGACCACGGTAAAAGCTTGTAATTGTATAGTGTGTGCGTGCGAGTTCAACCCAGAAGAACTCCAAAGCGTAGCGTTGTCTAAAATCAATGTTACTCGTTTTAAGATTTGTCAGGCTTGTTTAGATCAGTGTGATCCGGCTGAGGACTATCGTCAAGCACGCGAAATTGTTAGCTCTTACCTATGGTTTGCTGAAACTCGTGATCTATTCAAGGAAGCGTCTAATATTTTAGGAAACGTTGCTTCTACTAAGAAAAATTCATAATTGAATGATTATGACAGTCGGATTATTCTCTTCTTGAGTTTCCTCTTCACGCTTTTTAGGTGGCGGAGGAACGAGTTCGATGTGTAGAGGCTCTGGCTTCCATTCTTTCTTTTTCTTCTCGTGGATAAAAGGAAAGTAATCGGTCATTAAACCTCCGGACAATATGTATATGTCGGAATATTGGTATCATGATGTGTAGTTCATGCTCCAAGCTTGCCTTTTTGTATACTAAAAAACGTTGTATTCGTTGTCAAGGGGAAGTGCTTGTAACTGTTGCGGTTCTGTGTGAGTTTTGCTCCCTCACCGATAAGATTTGCTCTGTCTGTCTAAAAAAGACTACTGCATCTGTGCCTGCCAATCGAGGTTGTGGATGCGGTGGCAAGAAATAAGCTGGATATATAGGTAAGTGCATGATTATTACCAATAACGAAGAACTGCTTAGAGTTAAATGTGAAGATGTTTTATCTGAAGAGATTGGAACACTGATTGAGACTCTAGAAAAAGAATTGGATTATGCCAATAGATTAGGTAAAGGTGGTATTGGATTAGCTGCTCCACAGATTGGTATTGCTAAGAAAATTGCTATTGTTAGATTAAACAATGCAAAATTTGATTTGGTCAATGCTAAAATTCAACAGGGATTTGATCCAACTCTTTTTCAAGAGGAAGGATGCTTATCATTTCCGGGTCGTGTAGAAAATACCATCCGATTTCAAGAGGTTTATATTATCGACAATCTAATCTCTCCTCATCGTTTTGTGGCTACTGGGTTGTTGGCGGTAGTTTGCCAGCATGAATTAGATCATGTTAACTCTACACTCTTTATGGACCGTATGGTGCCTAAGCCAGTGACGGTCGTTAAAACAGCTAAAGCAGGACCTAATGATCCTTGCCCTTGCCTTTCTGGCAAGAAATACAAGAAATGTTGCAAAAGGTAATAATGACCGAAAAGAAATCTCCCGTAGAATTTAGTTCTGATATTCTGTTAGCTGATACTTTATTAAGATTAACAGCTTTAGAGAAGCTTTTAATTCAAAAGGGGCTCATTACTAAAGATGAACTAAATGATTTGACAGCTGTTTTGGTTGAGAATGTGACCAAAGTGATAATGGATAAGGTCAAATCATCTAAAGATTTAAATGATTTTGTGTCTTCTTTAGGTGGAGAAATTAACAAAGAGATTAAAAACTAATGTTCTTTATTACCAATGAAACGGATTTAAATTTCAATTGGAAAGAATATCCTGTTCAAGGTCTGTATTTTTATCGTTCGGATATGCCCTTTCATACTAAACTTATTGGTATTATCGATTATTTACGTAAAAAATACAAGCTAATTTGTTTTTATGGTATTGATGCTGAACAATTTAGTGGTTCCTGTATTAGGTTTGAAATTAATTCGGTTCCCACATTAGTAGTGTTAAAGAACGCCAAAGAAGTTAAAAGAATAGAGGGTTCAGTCAAAACGCGAGATTTTATCGACCTTTTCGATGATATATGTATCACATGAGTTCCCTAAATGGAGAAAGCCATGCCTAAAAAGACCGTTAAGACTACCAACAAGATCGTAAAGGCTACTAAAGCCACCAAAAAATCAGTAAAGAAGCCGAACCAAAAGTCTCCGAAGACCACAGTTTTAAAAGTAAAAAACTTTGGGTCTAAGGGAGATACCTTTACTGACGATACTGTCGCCATCGCCACCGCTCTCGAGAAAGCGGCTGCACGGTCGTCATATCCTGCCGTTTCTGTTGTCGTTACACCAGTCACTGAAGCTCAAAAGATTTGGGAAGAAATTAGATATCGTCCTATTGAGATGTTTGCACTGCCAAATCAGGTAGTAGAACAACACTGTACTCCATTTCCTGCTGAACCAAATAGGCTCTTTTTGACAGTTCGTTCTACGGCTACTTTACCATCTTTAGAGGTGGCTTGTGGTAAGGATTTTGTTGTAGAATTAGCGGACAAATTTGTTATTGTAGCCAGAGCGGTTGCCTCCCCTATCCCTCCTAAAAAGTAATCGAGAAAACATGTCAGGACCCTTTGATGAAGAACTAAAAGAACCGCGCGAGAATAAGGTTACGTTAAAAAACGTTAGCTCACAAAAATCTATGTTTGACGGGCAACCTAAAAAGCCAACTCAGCAAAAGTTAGATCAACAGGTGCATGCTGCCCAAGAGCGCTCATCATCTTATAAAGTTCGCGCCGCCAAATTGGCTCAAGATTTTGGTCGATTAATGACTGATAAAACGTTGCCACAGAACAAGAATATTTTTGCTCAAGAAGCCGAACGAGAAGTTTTAACTAATATGATTCAATTAGCCATTGAAATTAATAACGATCCAATTGAGCAAGAAGGTATGGGATCCCTAGGCTGGATTACTGTCTTATTCAAGACTTGTATGGCGCAGCGTGATCGTCTAAATTTATTAGAATATCAGATGTTTCAATTTGAAAAGAAAATAGATTCTACTACTCTCGTTGATTTTATAAATAAAGAAGTTAATAAGGCACTTGACAAGAAAAAGTCGGAAGAATAATATGTCTGTGACTACTCCCAAGGAGTTCCTTTTATCTCTCATTTCTGAGGAAAAAGAGAACTTTGGAAAATATACACAATCATGCGCTCAATATCAAGTCCAACCGGATCCATTGGCCCTAGCACGTCACCAGGGGAGACTGGAGATGTTGCAGAGGCTTTTACAAGAAAAGATCATTACAAAGAACTAATTGATCGGGCTAATACAGTCCCACTGACTCGTATTTTCAAGTGGTATCGTTTGCGTATTGACGCAATCAATCGTAAGGTTACATGCCCATTCAAATCTCATAAGGGTGGACGTGAAAATACAGCGTCATTTAATTATTATGCAGAAACCAATACTTTCTGTTGTTATGGTTGTGGGGTGGGAAATAGGCATGCACGTGGAGTAGAATTTGTAGCTGCCATGGATGGCATTTCTCGTGACCGAGCAGCTGCCAAAATTTTAGAACTTTTTCCCACCGATGTTGACGAAGATCAAATCGTCAGTCACCAGGATTTTTCTGAACGCCTGGAGATCATGATGGATTTTTCCAATCTCGTTAGAGAGTTTCATCAAACACATAATGACGAAAAATCGCAGAAATTTATCGAGGATATGTGCTGGGTATATGATCAGCACAACCTCAAGCACGACCATAGCAATGAAGCACTTCGTCGCATAGTTGAGCAAATAAAGGACAAGATCATTTCTTACACATGCTAAATGTAATCATCCTAGGCGATGTACATTTAGGTAAGGGTACCAGCATAGGTAAAGCTGTGGTGGGTGCTAACCTGAATAGTCGCATTGCTGACCAACTCAACCTTTTGGATTGGACGTTGGATAGAGCGTTAGAGCATCATTCGCAGCATATCATCATTACTGGTGATATCTTCGAGGATCCCAAGCCACATCCCACGCTTCTAACTTTGTTTGTTTCGTGGCTTAAGAAGTGTCAAGCGCACGAAGTACATGTCCACATTATCTTGGGTAACCATGATATTCTACGTAGTGGGTTCAGCTACGCCTCACCGTTAGATGTTATTGGTGAAGTGGAGTTAGATAACGTCAGTATCTATAAGGATATTGACACTGTGTTAATAGGTCGAACCGCATTCACTATTGTTCCCTTTAGAGATAGGAAGTCCTTTAGCGTTGCGAGCAACACCGAGGCTATTTCCATTTTGAGGGAAAGTCTTGTCTACGAATTGGCGGGTATTCCCAACACCTATCAAAAAGTACTGATTGGACATCTTGCCATTGATGGCTCTATCCCGGTAGGTGATGAAATTGATGATATCACCAACGAGTTGTTCTGTCCATTGGATATGTTTAGTGGATACGATTACACCTGGATGGGACACGTACATAAACCACAAGTGATGCAGAAGTCTCCGTACGTGGCGCACATTGGTAGCATGGACATCTCTAACTTTGGGGAGACCGACCAAAAGAAGTTCATCATCATCTTCGACTGCTACTCGCGCAAGCACGCCTGGACGTCTGAGTATTTGCCCACACGCCCACTTAAAAAATTGAGCGTGGTGGTGCCTAAGGACACTAAGGATCCCACCGATTTCGTACTTAAGGAATTGGAGAAAGTAGACGATTGGAGTAAAGCTATCGTGCGCCTAGACGTGTCTCTAGCTGCGCCTGAACTTCAGTCCATTAACAAAACGACTTTGGAACAATACTTGACTTCTCATGGTGCTTTCAACGTCACCGGTATTTCAGAGTCCAAGAAGATCACTCTTATCAAAAAGGATGATAACAACACCATCGATACCAAGATGGATGTGGCGACCTCTATCAAAACGTACGCCGAGAAATACGTGGAAGATAAGCTACGACCACAGTTCATCGAACTAGCTATGGATATCTACAATCATTACAAGTTAGAGGCGAAAGAATGAAGCCACTACGTCTGTACATCAAAGATTTCATGTGTTATGACTGGGTGTATATCGATTTTACGCAGTTTAGTTCTGCCCTATTAGTAGGTAAAACTGAGGGTAATGATGCAGAAGCCAATGGTGTAGGGAAGACTACTATTTTTAAATCTATCGAATACGTGCTGTTCAATCAGTCTAATTTCAATCTAGAGAAGATTATCCGAGATGAAGCTCCCGCTTGTAAAGTGGTATTTGACTTCATAGTGGAGGATAAGGAATACAGACTTGCGCGCACGCGCACGCGCAAGGGTAGTACTGATCTATCCTTATATGAGAGAACGCCCGAGATCGGACCCGAAGAAGAAGTGTTACACACTAATAGGTATGAGGTTCTTTTTGATGACAGGTTTTGGAAAGATTTATCTGGTCGTCGAGCTGCTGACACCGAGAAAGACCTATCCAAACTTCTCAAGATCAATTATAAGTCTTTCAGGACTTTCGTCCATTTCGTACAGAACGACTTCAATAGCTTAGCTACCGCTACGCCCGAAAAACGTAAAACCATTCTTAAGGATGCTCTCAACCTAGTGATTTATGCCAAACTAGAGAAGATAGCCAAAGACAAATTTATCTCTCTGTCCCGCGAGCTAGATCGTATACGTACTTTGGTAGAATCGTTAGGCGATCCAGAAGAAGAGCTGAGTAAATTCAACATACAATTAGATTCTGTAGAGAATGAATTAGTTGTACGTCAGGAAACATTACAAACCTTAAATGAATCTCTGAAGGAGGTAAATGCTAAAATAAGCAGTCTGATTATCCAGCATTCCGTTTTGGAAGGCAAGTTTTCTGCTCTACTGAACCGAGAGCAAACACTCATTCAAAATAAGGGTAGGTTAGAGATTTCCATCAAGGAATACAATACCAAGAAAACTAATATCATTCAAGATGCTCGCGCATTATTATTGGAGGTAAAGCAGCTAGAGAAAACACAGGCTCAGTTGGCGGCTATAGACTATTCGCAAATTGATATCTTGAACGAACAGATTGAACAGAAGAAAATATTGGTAACAGAACACAATGTTAACATTCAGAATAATATGGTTGCCTATGAAGAGTTGAAGATTCCTATGCCTACGGATAGTGTATGTAAACACTGTCGTCAGCCAATGACAGAACAGCATCGTCAAGAGTGTCGCGCTAAAGATCAGTCTCAGATGGCGGAACTGCAAATCAAGATTAAAGATGGCAAAGTAGCTGTCCATAAGTTGAATATGGAAATTCAGGCAAGTCAACAGACCATTAGTTCTCTTACTATGTCTAGACAACATTTGGAGGGCGTCAATACTAAGATCGTCACTAAGAAAAAGGAAGTAACTGATAAACGCGGTATCCATAATGAATATGCTACTTTATTGGGAAGATACACTATTGAGCTAAAAGACAAAGAAATTGAGATAGAGCAAGTACGGGAAGAATTAAGACAATCTTCTATTGAAGAAGCTAAGGTGCTGCAAGACAACATCAAGGTAGAGAAAGATAATGCCACCACGTTTTCTAGTAAGCTTGCAGTAGCTAACAAAGAAATTACCCATTTTACTAATCATAAAGCTGTTCTATTACACAGCATAGATCAGAAAAAAATGGACAAGCAAAAGAAAACTGACTTGTCTAAATTGATTAAAGAGCTAGAAGATAAGTTGGGTATGTACCCATTAGTTATCCAAGCTTTTTCTAGTATGGGTATTCCTAATCTCATCATTCATAATATTTTGGACGCTTTGCAACTAGAAGTTAATAAACTACTTGATCAATTCAAGCCGGGTTTGCAACTTTTCTTTTTTATCGAAAAGACTAAAGGCGATGGTACTGAAGCTGATACATTAGATATTACCTATCAAGTACATGGTAAAGATCGATATTATGAGCAACTCTCTGGTGCTATGCAGCTAATGGTACTATTTAGCCTAAAATTAGGTATGTCGTTTTTACTACAGAATTTATTAGGTATTGATATCAAGTTTCTATTACTAGATGAGTTAGACCAATCTCTCAGTAAAGGTAGAGTAGACGCTTTTGCCGACATTATTAAATTCCTACAAAAAGATTTCACTATCTTAGTTATTACCCACAACGATCGTTTGAAAGATAGATTTACCCACGCTATTCTGGTGGAGCAGGATATAAATATGGTGTCTCGAGCCCGGGTCGTTTCTCAATGGTAAGATTTTTATGGAAATATACTAATAATTGGATATATGTATTGCAGCTGCTCACTTCGTATCACAAAGATATGCAACTAATACGGCTACAAAGGATATAAAAATGACTAATTTAACACAACAAATTGTGCTTAAAATCAGCCCAGAACTCAACTCTTTACTCGACAAAGCGTTTGAAAAGTCAGTACAAGAAACTGGAAATCCTCCCACGCGCTCTGATTATGTGCGCAGCATTTTGGAGAAGCACTGCGTCAGCGAATTAAAACAATACAAGTCAGTGGCTAATTTTTACGTCAAAGATGAACTATTGAATAAAGTCATTTGGACACTCCTTTGCAGAATTTATCAGGGAAGCTTGCCACAACAAAATCCATTTAGAGCATTACATTTGACTGACTTTGTTGTAGGCGCCAGAATTGGTGTTGAAGAGATTTTTTATTATCTCAAAGATAGGGGTATCGTTGATTTAGATAAAGATAATAATGGCTCTCTCTCTTTACGTTTACGCGTTGCACCGTTGCAAGAAGCAATGCAGAGTGTATATTATAATAATATTCAGGAACTAAAAAATATTGCCAGCGACAATATCGTCTATAGCAACGAAATGCTCAATTTTATTAAGATGATTAAGTTATGGAACAAACCAGAAAATAAATATTCTGTTGGGGATATGTGCATGTTTTCTTTTCATTTACCGCAAGCAAAACCTAATTTGAGCAACAATGGATTCATTATAACCAAAGATTCTTCCACACTCATTCCTAATGAGTGGTTTGTCAGAGACGTATTGAATGATAGTCCATCAGAATATGCTAGACAATTATGGGATATTTCAAGAAAAGGTGATGAACATGAAAATGAATTGTATATAACTTATCCTGATATTTATATTGGTCAAAAATAAATATGTATAAAATATATGTTCATCAAAACAAATCCAATCTAAAAATTTATGTTGGGTTCACCAAAAATACTATTAAAAGATGGCGAGACACGAAGAGTAATGCATTCAATACAAAATTTAAAGAGTATAACGATCCGTTGTATCGTGCTATCCGCAAATATGGTTGGGATGGGTTTACCCATAATGTATGGGAAGAATTTGATAACAAAGATGATGCGTTAGAAGCAGAAAAATTTTGGATAGAGTTTTTTCGTTCTAATATAAAAGTGTATGGTAATGACTATGGATACAATATGCATGAAGGTGGGAATTTACCTCCTATCGCCAAACCTGGACAAGGTAAAGGCAGAACTCATTCATCAGAAACTAAACAAAAAATATCTATAAGTAAAATTGGTAATACTAATAGTTTGGGACACAAAGCATCTAATATTACTAAACAAAAAATGTCAGCAAGTGCTAAAAATAAACCAAAATCAGAAGAAGCAAAAAAGAACATGTCAAATGCAAAAAAGAAAGAAAAACATCCCAATTTTGGTAAGACTTGGAAAAAGATAAATGGTAAAAGAATTTATATGGAGAAAAGGTAATGTACCGCATAGCGATAACTGGGAAGGCAAATTGTGGTAAAAATACTTTAAGTAGAATGTTGATTAGACTTCTTCGCGATCAAAAAGGTCACTATATAAGTGCCAAACAATTAGCATTTGCCGATCCCATTAAAGAAATGATTAGGCAAATGCTTCCTACTTTACCTAAAAAATACCTTTATGGCCCTTCTAAATTTCGCAATGAATTTATTCCGGGTGCTTTTAAAGATGGTCAACCTCTAACTATTCGTCAGTTGTTAAAAGACATAGGAACTGAAATGGGTAGAAATTATATGCCTGCTGTTTGGTTAAATAATTTTGACTATCGTTTTGAACAAGTGAAACATCGTAGTATTGTTATAGTAACTGATGTTCGCTTTCGTAATGAATTTGAACATTTGCGTCGAAAGGGTTTCTATCAAATTAGATTGTATCGTAATACAGGTGCGTCTGCACCCACGGACGTACATGTTAGTGAGACCGATCAAGATTCTATTGCCGATCATGAATTTGATTATATATTACATAATGATTACGCTCTTCGAGATTTGAAAGCAGAAGTAGTCAATCAGATAATACCGAGACTGTACGATGTCTAAAATGTAATATTTTGGTATACAGGTACAATGAGCGCGGATCTTTTAAAGCAGGAATTTGTACCTAAATATTTAGAAAGTGGAGATGTTAAATTCTATCACTTTTTGCTGTTTTATGCTGTAAATAAGATGGTATTAATTGAACAGGGATTTGCTAAGTGCCTCACCCCTGATATTGCATTTTTAGAGTGTCATGATCAATTTATAATTCTGTATAGAAGAGAGGGTGAAGAGTATTATTTACATATGGCTCGTGCTTTTCGCAAGGCAGCACATAAACTTTATCGCGTTATGTTAAAGAAAAAATTAGCGACTTACAACCCACGATTTCTGAACTTGGTATGATATGGAAACGAAAATATGTAGAACATGTAAAATAGAAAAAGAGGTTTCGTTTTTTAGGCAGAGGCATAATAAAAAACGAAACAAAATATACCGCAATAACGAGTGTATTGAGTGTCAAAGATTATATTGGGAAACCGAAGAATATAAAAATAGTAGAAAAATTTATTATCAAGAAAATAAAATAGAAATAAATAAACAACATCGTGAGTATAATGTT